ATCGTGACATTCATCAACTATAACGGAATCCTTTTGTGGTAATATAAGTTTTGTATCAAAGGCTGGTAGGAAGACCATATCCACAAAATCAAAAGTTTGTCGATCTCTGTACGATTCTTCAATAACTTGTTTAGCCCTTTTAATATCTTCATCATCATTGGCGTTAAGCATGATATCGTATTTTTCGATAATCATCCTCATCCATTTCTTCTCAACAGTACAAGTTAGTCTACACTTATCAATGAATTTTTTTAACTCATTTAGATATTGATTAGTGTCCTCTTGATCACCATCGAATTCGGCAGCAAGATTCCCTACCTTTTTTTTCTTAGATAAAATTTTATCGATCTTACTATTGTCGATTCTTTTGTTAACAGGTAAATCGCTTTTGTGTGCATTAAGTAAAACACCAAGACCAACACCATGCATGGTCATACATTTGATGTTACTGGCAAGCTTCTCCTGAAGCTCTAGTTGAATATGCTTATTGAATGCAAGGAAAATAATATCATTCTCTTTACCTTTTATATTGAGCTTAGGTAACATTTTAGTTGCCTCTACCAAGGTTGTGGTTTTCCCACAACCTGCTCTTGCTTCAATTAAAAGATTATTTTTGGCCTTTTTTACTTCATCGAATATTTTCCTTTGTTCTGGTGTTGGCTTAAACGCTAATTTTATTTTTTTGGCCATCTTAGTTGTCTCTTGCGTTTTGATATTTCATTATTGCCAATAGTCGTTCTTCCAGACTCTCTGACACTTCCTTTACAAAATTACTACATCCTATTAATCTTTTAAAATATTTCTGTTCTTCCACATCCTCAGTATGTTCGTGGGTATCGATCAGATTATCGAGCATTGCGTTGGTCAGTTGGAAGATTGCGTAGATATCTTCTTGTTTACCTGCTATGTCATTTTCGATCACTACACTAAGGCCACCCTCATCATTTTTCTGTAGATCGTATTTGATTTGATTCATAGTGTGATTTTTAAGTATTTATTAAAGAGGATTTTACACTGAAAAGTAAATATAACATTATGCGTCTAATTTCAACAGCAGATCGAAATAAATTGTATAGACAACTAAAACACGAAGTTGGCTTTCCCCAGAGACCTTTCGAATTAACTGACGAGCAACTCGATTCATTTTTCGAAATGGCATTAGAAGACTATTCTTCATATTTGAATGAATGGTTGATTGAACAGCAATGGGTTGGTCTACAGGGTTTAGACCTGTCTGAAAATGAGTTTGTGACAGCATTTACCACCAAATCTAACAATTTTATGAAATCTTTCACATTTGCTTATTCAAAACAAGTGGGTTTAGGTACAAATGCTCCTGCATCGAACTCCTATGAGCTAAAAAGAGATTTCATTGTAACATCTGCTAACACACAACACTACATAATTCCTGCCAATCGTGAGATCAATGAAGTGTTGTGGGAAACACCACCATCAATTGATCAGGGTTTAGTAGACCCATTTGCCCTTACCAATTGGGCATCTGGATCGTTCGGGTGGTCTTATATGGGTCGTCCTGCACAATATGTCCAACCAACCTATTCGTTGCTTCTAAGCGCACAGGATAGACGCACAAAGGAAAGAATACTACAGTCAGAACTTACCTATAGAATCACGGGTTTAGAAGATGGTAGAAAAATTCTTCATCTTTATCCAATACCCGGCACAAGGAATGAAATTCGTGATCGATTTGGAAAACACTATGCTGGTAGGAAAGTATGGTATTGGTATTATGACACCAGTGACGGTGATCGTGATAAATGTTTAGAACTAAACGATGATACAGTGAAATTACCATCAGATTCTCCTGTTAATTTACTTAAATGGGACAATGTGAATCAAGTTGCAAGACAGCAAATTCGTGATCTTTTCTTTGCGAAGTCTATGGTTGCCATGTCTCGTATCAGAGGATTTTTTAGTGGTGATGTTGGTTCTGTTGACAAACAACTTCAGATGGACTATAGAATGTTTGGTGAAGCTGGGGAAAAACTGAAGGAAGAAACAAGAACAAAAATATTTGAATCATTACAGAAAATATCACAAGTTCAGCTTACTGCTGATAGGGCATCAATTGCAGAAAATGTGAATAGAGAACGTGGATATCAACCACCACAATTCCCAATAATGTCATATTAATGTTAAATCTAAAAAAAATCATACTGGAAGAATTACAGGAAGTCGTCAGAAGCACCAATTCTGACGAACCTAGTCTTGATCTAAATAGGGTTTATCAACAAGAGCCTGATATGAAACCGAAAGGCTTATGGTATGAAATTGATGATGACTGGAAAAAATGGTGTAGTTATGGAATGCCTGAATGGTTGAAAAAATACGATATTCGAATTGAGCTAGACATGTCAAATATTTTGATTTTAAAAAGTAAGCTTGCTGCAAAGCTCTTTGTAGAAAAATATGGCATTGATGATGGTGGGTATATGTATTATATTAATTGGCCAAGAGTTGCAGAAGATTATGATGGTATTGAATTGCCTGATGGTAGAATGTTCAGTTATACGCCTGAATTTAGAAGCGTTGCCATGTTTACTAGTTGGGATGTTGATAGTGGATGTGTATGGAATTTAAAAGCAATAAAGAATTATGAGGTTCATGAATGTGATCCTGAATACCAAAATAAAGACTAATGGCCAGAAGCAAGAAAAACAAATCGATTGATAGAGAACAAAGTCGTTATGGACTTTTTATGTCAGAGGAGTCTTTTAATCTTGATTTAAGTTATGGTCGTCATTATTTACAACAGGACGTACAATTCAAAATCAAACTCTATAGAATAAATATCATTGAAACAAAATCACACGATCTTTACGGTCAAGCCAAACCAAAAGATAAGAAGTTCTTCACTCCTGTTGAGCTAGATGCTATGGTAGACATTGAGGATAATAATCAAAGTCAGTATGCGGGTAGTGAAGGTGGTCTTGTTAGAGAAGATACTGGTAACCTTGTTGCTAGACTATACCTTCAAGAACTTGAAGAGAAAGGTACTGAGGTTAATAGAGGTGATATTATCGAGTATAATCCTTCGGGTGATCGCCCAAGATACTATGAAGTAGAAAATGCTCAGAATGTTACTGATACTACACAAAATTCTAGAGCGGGATTTAGAGCTTACTGGAAACGTGTACTTGCAGTACCAGTAAAAGAGGATGTTACGCCATATTTATCTGACGATAAATTAGTTTAAGTTTTTCTCTTTAATTTTTGTCAGTTGATTAACAATAATCTGATGCTTATCGGCACCATGAATTTCTAATTCTTCCGCATATTCGATATACATGTCAATTGCGAACACCAGAAATTCTTTTTCTTTTTCTGAAAGATAAGTTGCCTTATCAGCAATAGTATCTATTGTGTCAGTAACCTTATCTAATTTTTTTGAAATGCGATGTAAGGCAAGTGACAAAAATAGTACTACTACTGAAAGTATAATGACAACTATCCATTCCATTAAGTAAGCAGAGGTGCTTTTATTTTTGATTCTGGTTTATAGTTCTTAAGCTCAAAATCATCAAAAACAAATTCATCAATATTTGACTTATTATTTATTTTCACATTAGCAGTAGAATAGCTGAATTCTTCCCTGTCCGAATATTTTTCAGCATATCTATCAAGCCATTGTTGAGCAGCATCCATATGTGCATCATATAAATGACAATCAACAGCATTACACACAAGCTCCAAAGGCACATACCCAGTTACCTTACCGATCATCATTAAAAGAAGAGCATAAGAGGGCATATTATATGGTTGTCCCAAAAAGAAATCGTTTGATCGAATATTAAAATACAATGATACAAAGTATTCTGGCTCGTAACCCAATACCTCACCATATCTCTCTCTTTGAGTTGCAGTCATTGGTATTGTATAAAATTGCATGTAGTTGTGACACGAAGGTAATGCAACATCACCCCTTTTTAGATCATCTGGATTATGTGCAGTCACGATCATTCTGCGATCTGATGGGTTATTAACAAGTGTATCAATAACATTAGCAAGTTGATCCACTCCACCATTAAATGATCTCCATTGGTAGCCATAAACTTTATCAAGGCTGCCGTAATAATAGATTTTAGCCCCACCACCCAATAAAGGTATTCGTATCAAATCAGAATTTTTAACACGAGATAAAAACTCTTCTTTAGAAACTGGCATCTTATTTTTTTCATGCTTATCTACATAATATCTTTCAAACTTAGCATACTTATCTACATAATATCTATATGCATCATCGTTCCAGATATTACATCCATTTTCTACCAAATATCTAATATTGGTGGCACCCCTAATGAACCAAAGAAGTTCGTGAAGTACGTTCTTAAATGAAACATGCTTAACATCCATGAGAGGAAACTCTTTTGTCATGTCTACACGCATAGTCTCAACAAAATTACTCCGCACATCACCAACTCTACTTGTAGATACTTTTTGTGGGGTATAAACGAGTTTTCTTAAAATCTCGGCATACTGCTGTTGATATGATTTATCCACCCTTTAACTTAGTTTCCAATACCTTAATATCATATTCAATTCGTTTACGATCTGCTGGTGTTAAATCAACCAGCTTGGTCGCTGTTTTTCCATTGACTTTTTCAGGCTTTTTACCAACTTCAAGTTGATGCTTTAAAAAATCAAGTACTCGTTGTCTTCTTTCTGATTGTCCGCTTTTCATCTTTACTTAATTACCTGTTGAACCAAAACCATTATCTCCTCTTTCGCTTTCTTCAAAACTTTCTACCTCAACTAAAGTAACTTCAGGTAATTTTTGAAAAATTATCTGTCCTATGCGATCACCAACTTCATAGAAATTACCATTATACGCTATATCATTACCCGCACGAAATGATTCTTCAGGAAATGGTTTAAATCTAAAACGAATTTCACCTTGGTATCCGCTATCAATCACACCTACTGAGTTTTTAAGCATTAAATCACGCTTTGTAACTGAGCTACGTGGGAAAATTAAACCGACATATCCTTTTGGAATGTTTACTGCAATACCAGTTCCATATTCAACAAACTTATTTTCAGTTTTGACCGATGTTGCTGTCATGTCAAAGCCAGCATCGGTCTCGTGTGCTCTTGTTGGTGCAACAGCATCCTCATTGAGTTTTATGAATTTAATTTCCATCGGTGTTTTTGTATTTTTTTAAAATTTCGGTTAAATCTTTTACTTGACCAAGTAAATCGCTTTCACTCATAAAGTCATTAGATGCTTCATTTAGTTGATCCAGTGCATCTTCAGCCATTTTCAACATTTCTTCGGCCTGCACATTCATATTATTAATCTGTGACAAAGCATATTGTGCCTGAGCACCCTTATCCAGCATAATCATCGCTTGATTCTGCCCATCAGTAACATTATAGTTATCTAATTCAGCATAAAATTCAAGTGCTTTCTGCAATAAAGAAATTTGGTTGATTAGCTGCTCAGTGGTGATTCCTGTTTTTCCTTCCATTCTGCTATTTTTTTCTCTGCTTCCCGTTTTTCTATCTCAAAAAGTTCAAATTCTCTGGAATAGGGTAAAGAGTCATTATTTTTTATTTCTTTTTGAAAAAACTTACCCTGTGAATCCGCTTTTTCAAAATTATCATATAGTTGTTGATCCACATTATCATACCTATATGTCATTCCTCTTTTAAATGAAACATATAGAATTTTCGTCTTTGGAAAATAGGTGGTAAGTAATATGCTCGATGAGTCAAAGATACATTCAATGTATCCCACAGTTTTATCATCATCGTGATGAACAGTTCTTTCAACTATCATAGTAGCAAATATATTAAAACTTATCTAAATCTAGTATTTATATTAAAAATCAATGGCTCTACCAAAGAAAAAGAAAACAAAATTCGATATTGTCACTAATCCAGTTGAAGTTGGTCGTGAATTTTTACAATTCGGTGATAAACGTGTTCAGGAGCTATTGAATAATACCACCATCGACACCACTTATCTACCTAAAGAAGTAAAGATAGAAGATATTGATCGAGAAATGAAGCGATTTCTCGATGAAGGTGAGCTTCAAATTGCAATTGATGGAAAAAAGCTTCCTGTTATCTATTTGGAGAATGATAGGTGGGGTGAATTTTCAAAAACATGGAAACTTATGGATGAGGATAAAAACGTACCAACACCATATATTACCATGAAAAGATCGGCACCTGTCAAAGGTACTAGGATGGGTAATCGATATAATGTAGCACAGAACAGAACTTTCACTTATGTAGATGTACCTGTATTTGAAGAAGGTCAACAGATAAATTACCGATTTAAAATTCCACAACCCACCAATATCGATCTGAACTATGATATAAGATTTTTCACTAAATATAGGGTTGATGTAAATGATTACGATGAAAAAATCCAAAACACATTTGCTTCCCTGCAAGGCTATCTTTTTGTAAAAGAATACCCAATGCCAATTATGCTTGAGAGTAATGATGAGGCTGATAAAACTATTCAAAACATTGACGGGGATAAACTTTTTGTAAGTAACTACACCATCTTATGTAAAGGATTTATTCAAAAACAAGAAAACTTTGAAATAACAAAAACTACCAGAAAACCACGTCTTGGTGTGGATTTATCCTAACCAAGGACGTATTTATAAAAAAATACTATTATGGCAAAAGACAGTCAAAAAATCTTATTAGAAAATATTCAGAGAATTAAAGAAGTGTCTGGAATCTACGAAGACGACTCTGAATTAGCACAAATTGCAGACGATCCTAAATTTGAAGCTGATCTGGAAACTCAACTAAAAAGGGTAATGGATGATACTGTTAAAGATTTACCAAATCTTGGTAAGAAAGTTGGTGATAAAGATGGTGAACTCGAAATTGAAGAAAGCATGCAAATTAGTGAGGCTGGTCTTGGTATGCTACTTGGTGGTGCTGCATTAGCTGCACCTAAAATTATAGATATGATGGGAAAGGGTTTAGCTCAAGTCGGTAAAAGGGTTGATAGTGAAACTCTCAAGAAATTTGGTGAAAAAACTAGTAAGGTTGGTCATAAGATACATCACGCCTATGAAGGTACTGTTGCTGCTGGTCTAAAGAAGTTATACCCTAATAAAAGTGAGGAGTTTTATAAAGGTGCTGCTACTGCAATTATACTTGCTGCAACAGTTGCGTTGGGTATATCATCGGTACAAACTGCTGTTGGTGCTGCTCAAGCTGGTAAAGCTGGTCTTGCGGCCATTGAAGGTGGTCTTGGTGGTGTGAAAGGTGCTGAGATATTTGCGGCAGCTAAAGAGTTCCTACCAAAAGTGCTTTCTGGAATTATTAAATAGTCTTATTGATAATTACCATCACTTTGAAATTCAACACCTTGCGTTGGATTTGGCGTTTCGTTGTTCTGTGATTCAAGTGTATCATTGATTTTATTAGTGTACTCAGTATTTGTTGTTTCTTTAATATCAAGGGTGGTGTTTACTGCTTCAGAAGTAGAAAGTACGTATGTGTATGTTTTAGCGTCAACATCGACCCTAACTCGAAACAAAAACTTTTCTAGATCACTTCTACCCTCATTATCTTCATTAAGAAATACTTTTAACTGCCCAGTTTTTGCACTATAAAAGAAAAATCGTGCGTAAACAAAAGTGGTACCACCAGTAATGGTTTCAATGAAATTTTGTGGGAGGTAAAGACTAGTGAATTCATCATCGTTATCTAGGGTATAGTCAGATGAACTTCCATTTGCAGAGAAATCAAAACCATTAAAATAACCACTATGTAACAACGTCTGATTATTTACATTGGTGTTATCGTAGATTTGTATAATATAAAAACTACTTAGAACTTTAGAGTCATTATCATTAATTTCTCCAGTCGTAAATCCTGCATTAGTAAGGGTATCACTATGCGTTGAGCCGTTATAGAATTTAAATTCATACTGAACGCTAGTGGGTTCTAATAAATATCTAAACTTTTCCAGATCATCTGCTGGATTAATTGATAACCCTAATTCTTCTTCTATGAAATCTTCTATTGATTCAGATAACCCACCTAATTGGAAATTAGCGGATATCGGCAATTTTATGTTTTTGCTTTGCCCGTCAAACCTTATTTTTTCCTTTATTAACATTTCTTACCAATATCTTCAAGATCAGTATCTTCTACAGGTTGAATGAAGGCTACCGTGTTAGGATTATACTCAATCTGACTAAATAGCGATGCAGTGGTACCGTCACTTAAATCAGGTGTTATTGCCACTATTATATTTTTAAATACGTAGTGTCTTTGATTTAGAAATGGAAAACTATTTCCTTCAAATGTCAGTGGATCGATAATACCTTTTGGTAATAGGTTTCTCCATACAACATTACCATCATTATCAATAGGTACCGCATAAAATGGAATGTTCGCAACATCTTCAACGGAAGTGCTGCCAGTATTGACTTGTTCCAGATCATCAGACAGTGTTCTAATATTAATAGGTATAAATGGATTATATAGTAATTTGATATTTGGTGTAACTGTATCAATTCTAAATTCCATTCGACTCACATTGGTATATGTGAAATTTGCTTGATCATAGTCAATAGTATCACCCACCAGAACATCACCTCTACTAAGAGTTGGTCTTGTAAAATTTTCAAGACCCGAATACTCGCCATTACTATTATAAGTTCTTCTTTGTATGGTCTCACCATTACTGGTTCTATATTCAGCATAAATGTAAATGTCAGTTATCGGGAAGTTTAGACCATCAATGTCATTAAGTAGATCAATGTCTCTGGAGACTATAAAACCTTGTTGTCTTTCACCAAAAATATTAGCGGCAAATCCCGCATTAAAAACATCAAAATCACTAAGTTCAGTTATTACTTCATAATCTTTTCTATATATGGTACCACCTAAATTAACAAAACCATCTGATGTGCTTACCCCATCAGATAGTGTTATTCCGCTTGGTGGAACTGCTTTAACCAAGTAAAACCTAAAATCACTAAACACATCCTTTAAATTACCAGTACCCGTTTCAGGTATGGTAAATATATCTTCGATACTATTATAATTTCTTGGACGATTACTTAGTGGTGATATGTATTCAATTTCACCAAAAAAACGATAGTTGTCTGTATTCTGTCTTTCATCATCAAAGACCTCAGTGACATTTAATACATTGGTGATGTCGTATTCAATAATTGGTTTTACATTTCTATTGAATTCAACTTTAGTAAAAGTATCAACATCAACAGCATCTACATTACGTGCACTTGGTAACTGAAACTTATCCTGATTATCCATATAAAATAAATACCCTCAATTTATTTTATAAAAGTTGTTACCAATTAAGAAATTTTTCGTATAAAAGAGCAGATTTCAAAACTAAAACAAAAAAAAATTATGAAAAATCTATTGAAAATTTTGCCCGTATTTGTACTAGTTGTACTTACACTGGCTTCTTGTAACGACTCTGGTGAGGACATCACTCCTATGGATGATCCTATTGAAAATCAACTCCCTTTCGATATCAGTGAATTTGATGGTGACTGGACATGGGAAAGCACAACTTACAATGATGTAACTTACACCACTTGTGAGTCTATGGAAGGTGAAAATTTTCCATTCCCCTCTATGCAGGATCAATATTCAGGACGAAATGCTGAAATAACTACTGACCTTTCTCAATATTTTGGCACACCTGCCGATAGTTCAGAATATGTAGTAATTTTTACTGATCCATGTACCCCTGATAAATTTGAAGAAAGAAAATTGGTTACTGTGAAATATAACAGTGATGATGAACCAATTGGATTCTATGCCTACACAAATGGAACTACATATGATGAATTTGATTTGGTTGGCTACAGCCTTGATGGTTCAGATAAATATGTTGATTTCAAATTGATTGCTTCAGAGTTTGATAATGAACCAATTGGTGCCATATATCGTCTTACTAAATAAGACATATTATTTACCAACATAAAGCCCTCAAATGAGGGCTTTTTTATTTTATACTAACCCTAATTCAAAAAGAAAGCGAATACAATCTGACGTTGAAAATCCTTTAAAAAAGTAATACCTCGAATCATTGTTTGGTAATGTAGTAAGACCAGCACCAGCACTGTTAGTTGGTGTACCTCTAACAGGTCTACCATCTGATAATCTATAGTAGTTTCCGATATTTTCAAGACCACTTAAATTAGTGCTTGATGAGTCAAATCCTTTAGTATTTATTGAAGCAAATACATTAATATCGTTAACTGGAACTTCCATAAATTCAGTCCATTGTAGATCACTCCTTACAAAATATTTTGTATCAAAGTTAAATGCACCCACACTACCATCAATTTGAGAATTTTCTGGTTCTCTGACAGGTGCAAGTGATCTAAAGTCTTTATGTGATGCAGTGTTTGTTCTTATACCACCAGTAAAATTATTCCCTTCATTTACATAAGTATATACCCCTAGAAAAATAGAAAAATTAAGCCACCTTGATCCAAAATATGGATTTCCACCATTTGTTTGACTAACAGGAAAATTTTCTCCATCATCTGGACGTAGAGAAAAAACATTGTCTCCAATATCACGAGTGGGATCATTAACATCATCGGCACTCATAAATCCAATGCCGGGTGAATTAGAATTCCCACCATATCTATCTGGTGGATTACCATCATTAGTATTGAATACAGTGCTATGGAATCTAGCTACACTATAAAATTTACCAAACTCAAATCTGGAATTTTGCCTTGCCCATCTGCGAGTCATATTAATATCACCAGCAGTATGACCTTCTCCATCAAAATCACCTTGTTGAGGTATTTTTATTCTTGTACGAATAGTTCGTAATTGAGTATCTCTAAATCCACCTTTTCTAAACTCAGTAGGTAGTTCTTCACTACTATATTCCATCGTAATAAAACCACGCCATTCAGTAAAAGCACCACCTGTGAAATCATTGGGTACCACAACCTCTTGACCAGTCTCATCCGTAATTATTTTTCTTCTATTACATTGAACGATGTAAACAAAATCACCATCTCTTACAAATCGACTATATTCACTTCGAGATAAAATTCTCAAATCATCATTTTCATCGAAATTAAGGTTATCGGCATTAGTATCTGAAACACTATTATTTAATTCATATATTGTCTCTTCTGGTGTTCCTAATATTTTATTTGAAGTGAGATATGGTTCACCTGTTTGGCGATAAAGCTGACCAACACCACCATCACCCCTATCACCACCCCAAAAATTGACTTCTGCGTTATCTGTGAATGTATTACCAAAAACAATAAAAGTAGATGTTAGCTGGGCACGTATCCTGAAATCCTGTCTAGTAATACCGATGTCAAATATTTCATCATCACCACAAAAAGGAATTACATCAACTGATATTTCCTGTGTTTCGATATTTGGGAGATCATCTAAGTCTGTACTTTCTTTAACCTCAGTAAGTGATTCATTAAATAAATTAGGTGAGAAACCAAGATTGGTTACAAGCGTGGCTGGTGTCATTGAAAAGCGACCAATATCAAGTATATCAACTGATAGGTGAACTGTTTGCGTTCCAACGGGAACACCAAAAAGCATATAATCACCAGATTCATTGGTCACCGTAGAGTACTTGTAGTACTTCTCATAGACTTCCAGTACGGTTTCATTAGTAACTACCTCCTCTTTGGTTGGGAAGCTCCCAAAGGGCTGCTGTGGCCTTACAGCACCATCAGGCTGCACCCTACCCACACGTGGAAGTAAATTATATCTCTTACCATCAGTGTTTGTATCCCTTGGATTTTCATAAGGATACAGTGCTCTTATTTCGGGTCTGAGTTTATCTGCATCAGTAATAGGAATAAAGACTGATACCTTAGCATTTGGTATCCCTACAGCTTCATTCGCAATAACTCTACCCACAACCACACCATGTTCGCAATTAAAGCTCTGATAAACGTCCTTTTGATCAATTTTTAGAGATAAAATCTCAAACTGATCAACTTCTTGTTCAAGCTTTAGTTTAATGTTTTGAGTACTCGGTTGATCAATATCAACCTTAATTCGATAGGATTTATTCATTGAATTGCGATTTCCTGTGTTTTATAAATACTAATTGACTAAAATACAGATTTTGACAAAAAGTAAAGTATTTATAAAAAAATACAATATTGACAAAACTAATAATTTCAACTATAAAGAAAAATACACATGGCTGAATTCGTATTTACCTCACCGGGAGTAAAGTTTAGAGAAAGAGACCTGACGTTCGTTACTAGAAACGTAGGAGTAACAACATTAGGTGTTGTCGGTGAAACACAGAAAGGCCCAGCGTTTGAACCCGTATTTATTCAAGATCAGACTCAATTCCAGACTAGATTTGGAAGACAAAGTACATTAAGATTTCCAAATGGTCAGTTAAGATATCAACTACCTTACGTTGCCAATGCATACCTTGAGGAATCAAGTCAATTGTTTGTTACAAGAGTTTTGGGTCTTAGTGGATACGAGGCTGGAACTGCATGGTCGCTCACACTAAGTGCTGGTGCTGATGTTAGCACATCTGGTGTGACTAGTGTTGTTAACGGCACTGATGCTTTCTCAGGCAATAGCTATTTAGGTCAAACCTTGAATTTCGTAGGTGACCAAGCATCAACTTTCACAGGCTTTACCAAGGTTAGTGACACCACATTTGAAGGTGTTCTGGTAGAATTTACTGCAACAACAATTAATAATGGCGTGGGTACTGTTGATACTAAAACATCAACAATCACCGCTTCATCATTCCAAGAATACGAAGGTATGGTTTTAGCAACCATTCGTTCAAGAGCTTTTGTACAAGATGAAGAAAATATCCCACCTGACACCATTTTTGAAGCTGATTCATTAGTGGTATCAGCAAACGATACTAATCAAGGAGTTGGTGATCTTTTTGGAAGCTTCAATATTGTTGCTTCAAATTCTGTTGACAGTACTTCAGAAACATTTACTGTTTCTCTTGATCCAAATTCAAGAGAATACCTACCAAACGTAATTGGTAACCAACCAAAAGGAAAAAATAATAAGATTTGGGTTGAGGAGATTTTTCCTGACCTTATTAAAAAACTAGACGCTGACGGACTTGCTTACGGTGTAAATACTGAAGTTATTGTTGGTACTAGTAACTCGTTTACAGATTATCGTGATCAGTTCCAGACACCTGAAACACCTTGGGTTGTTTCAGAGCTTCGTGGTTCTGAGGTAGAAAGACTATTTAGATTCATTTCTATTTCTGACGGTAACGCTGCAAATCAAGAAATAAAAATTTCAATCACTAACATTGACCCTATTACAAAAGAATTTAATGTCCTTGTTCGTGATTTTAATGATACCGACCAGAATCAAACAGTTCTAGAATCATTTACTCGTTGTACCATGAGACGTTCTGAAACCAACTTCATTGGTAATAGAATCGGTACATCAAATGGTGATTATCCATTACGAAGTGAATTCATAATGCTTGAACTAAATGAGGATTCACCACAAGATGCATTCCCTGCTGGTTTTGAAGGGTATCTACAGAAAGATTACGCTGTTTCTGCAACATCAACTCCTAATAGCGAGGCTGGTATTGCACCTAGAATTTTCTATAAAACTGAATATGCTCCTGATGATAGATTAAACCGAGTATTCCTTGGTATATCTGAAAGAGGATATGACGGTGTATCTCTTAGAGGATCAGGATTTAACCAAAACATCTTTAATTACAAAGGAAAATCTGGTTTTGTGAAATCGAAAGGTTTCCACATGGACTCAGGTGCAACTGGAATTTTTATTGATGGTAACCAAATAATTGGTGAGTTTGAAGTGGGTGCTGGTAGATTCAGAACCATCTCTGATGTAAATGCTGAATCAGACACATACTTCGAGGTTAATTCTCGTAAATTCACACTAGTTCCTGCTGGTGGATTTGGTGGATGGGATGAACATAGAAATGAAAGAAGCAATGGTGATCTATTCAGACAAGGCGGGCCATTTGATGGTGTTGATGACGGATTCACTCCTTCTAATGACTATCAAGCATGGCAAACTGCAATCAGAACGTTTGCTAACCCTGAAGAAATCACTATCAACTTATTTGCAACACCTGCTCTTAACTGGTCAGATAATTTAAGTCTTGTACGTGACGCTATCGAAATGGTAGAAGAAGAGCGTACTGATTCACTTTATATTATTGATGCACCAGATATTGACATCCCGCTTTCTGTGGGTGAGAGAGTAGACGTAACTGTTGCCAATGATATTGTTGATTTATTTGATGCTGCTGATATTGACAGTAGTTATTCTGCAACATATTATCCATGGATTCAATTCAATGACACTGAAAACAATGTTAGGGTATTTATCCCACCTACCGCAGAAGTAGTAAGAGCAATTGCTTTCACTGACAATGTGAAATTCCCATGGTTTGCACCTGCTGGTCTACAAAGAGGTGTTACGAACGCTGTTAAGTCAAAATATAGAATGTCACTCGATGCAAGAGATATCTTGTATGCAGGACGTATTAATCCTATGGCTGACTTTAATGATGTTGGTACTGCAATCTTTGGTCAGAAAACTATGCAGGTTAGAGAGTCTGCACTTGATAGAATTAATGTTAGAAGACTTCTGCTTCAAGCAAAAGTTCTTATTTCAAACATTGCGATCAGACTTGTATTTGAACAAAACGATCAAACCACCATCGACCAATTCTTGTCACAAACTAATCCTATCTTGGATACAATCCGAAGAGAAAGAGGTTTGGATGACTTTAGAGTTAAGATGGATGATAGTAATAATACTCCTGAAACTAGAGATAGAAATGAGTTATTTGGTGAAATATTCCTGAAACCAACACGTGCTGTTGAATTCATTGGTATCACCTTTACCATTACTCCTTCAGGGGCTTCATTCGATGATATTGCATAAAAATAATTCACTGGGTTTCGGCCCAGTGAGTTTTTTTATCTACAGTATTTATAGATAATAAATTTAGAATAAAAAAACTTATATTATGGCAGAGCTTCTTAGAGGTGTCCCGTTTGATTACGAACCAAAAAGAAATAATAGATTTGTTGCCGAATTTGCTGATGAACTTGGTATTGAAACATGGAAAGTTCAATCATTCAAACGCCCTTCACTAAACATCAACCCTGTTGAAATTCCATTCATTAATGAAACTCAATATGTTGCTGGTCGTTATAAGTGGAGTTCTCTTGAAATTTCTTTCCTTGATCCAATCGGGCCGTCAACATCAATTCAGCTAATGGAATGGGTTCGACTTCACGTAGAATCATTAACTGGTAGAATGGGTTACGCTGCTGGTTATAAAAAGAATATACTACTCAAACAACTTGATCCTACTGGTGTGGAAGTTGAGAAATGGTTACTAGAGCAGTGCCAGATTACAGATATTGATTTTGGTCAAAATGACATGGGTGATGATGAGCTTACGATGATTTCGCTTACTATCCAACCATGGAGATGTATCCTTAACTTCTAAAATATCTTATCAACCACGTGTTGAAAAAGAACGAATGTGGCCTCTGGGCCACATTTTTTTTATGCGGCAAGTGCAAACTCTTTTTGTTCCTCTAGCATGATGTTTACGTAGTAATCCATATTTTTTGTTGGTATTACTTTAAACTCATCTCTCAAATTAGAAAACCAAACTAAATGCGACTGCCCTAGTTTTATCCCAGTATGCTTTTCAATAATATATTTATATGTACCTAGTTGGAGTGAATAGTGGTTCAGGTGGCTGTCTTTTAAAAGACTAAGCTTACCTGACATGTCATACCTACTATCAAAATCAAATCTTTTGTTTGTCTTCCAATCCCAAATTTGAAACTCTCTCATCTTTACATTATAAAAGAGCATATCGACCATACCCGCAAGTAGCAATTCTTCATCATATACCACATATTCAACCTTAATTGGTATAAGTCTATTCTTGGACATTTCAACAAAAGCATCAGCTTGTTGTAGGGTCACATCATATTCCTGCTTAATGACATCACAACCAAAATTGTTTAATATCATATCAAGATCATATGGAAACTTTTTATTTAAAAATCTATTCTCAAGGTAATTGTGAATTAGCGATCCTTTGGTTGTTGCTCTGGCATTATCCCAATTCCAAAAGGCTTTCACTTCTTCTGAAGTAAGCCCATAATCAATCGCTTTTTTTTCAGCCCAATGATCTTCTTGAAATTCGCTTTCGTAACGGCCAACCATAGTGGTTACCGAAGTCAACGGTTTATCACTACCCTTTAGATAATATTTATGTGGTTCATCGTGAAAAACGATGTCGTTGAATGTGGTGAATAACTTTGATGGAATGTCAGGAATATTTACCATGTGAACTACCCATTTGCTAAAGACAAATGAGCTTCGGGTTTCACAGCTTTATGCTTCTCGAAAGAAGTCTTATTTATAGCTCCACCCGTGTAATCGCCAGTTCCTGACGATATTATCTTTAACCCTTCATTTAGAATGTTTTTTGCAGCATTTTCATCCCTATCTAAGTGATGTCCATTTTTGCAAGTCCATTCACGAACTGAAAGATTTAAATCTTGATTTATCCAACCGCAGACGTTACACGTTTTTGAACTGGGGTAAAAGCGGTTTATTTTAACAACTTGCTTATCGTTCCAATCAGCTTTGTACTCTAAAAATCTCACAAATGTACCCCAGCTTGCATCTGCTATATGTTTTGACAATTTCCTATTGCTCATCATTCCTTTTACATTAAGGTCTTCAAGTGCAATTATGTCATAGTCAGAAACAAGTTGATGTGATACCTTATGCAATACATCTTGTCTTGTGTTGGATATTTTCTCGTGTATCTTGGCTACCTTTCGTCTTTGTTTTTCAAACGAACTACTGCCTTTTTGTTTACGAGATAAGTGTTTTTGTGCTTTCGCTAAATCTCTTTCATATTTTTTTGTATATCTGTTGTTCTTGAATTTTATTCCATCAGAAGTAATAGCAAAGTCTTTCAATCCTAAATCTACACCACAAATAGCACCAGTTTTTTCTTTTGGTTGATATTGTTCTTCGGTTAAGATTGATACAAAATATCTTCCAGTTGGTGTTTTGGAAAAAGTCATTTTACCAACATCACCTTTTACTTCACGGTGAACAATACATTTAATTCCTTCCTTGAACTTTGGAACGTGAATTTTACTGTCAATTAGTTTTGTGTGCTGTGGCACAGTGAAACCATTCTTTCTTTTCTTAGACTTAAATCTTGGAAACTTAGCATTACCACGAAAAAAGTTAAGATATGCCGTATCTAATGACCTCAAAGCAAACTGTAATGTTTGGCTATTAACTTCTTTAAGCCAAATAGTTTCTTCTTGCTTCTTTAATTCAGTTAAAGTTTTTGCTTGAACATAGTAATTATCAGACTTTTTGTTTGCCTGATACTGCTCTTTACGTTCATTCAGGAAGTGATTGTAGACATAGCGAACGCATCCGAAATGTTTGTCCAACAACACTTTTTGTTCCTGTGTTGGTCTTAATTCAAAGCGATATGTCCTATGTATTGTTTTCACTCTATTAGTGAATAGTCTGCATTTATGCAAAAATACGAATTTTTTGTAAAAGTTTCCGTATTCGGGTAAAAAACTTTCACAAAAATTCTCCAGTATGTCTAAAAAATCACAGTACATTTCCACAAATCGTTCAAAGCATTACCTAAAGTGTCATCTCATTTTTGTTTGTAAGTACCGCAAAAAGTTACTTGTCGGTCAGTTAAAAGATGATATGCGGTCTATTCTATTAAATATTACTTCTAATTCAGATTTTGAGATTGAAGTCTTTGAAAGTGACCTTGACCATATCCACTTCCTTATTCGCTACATATCTCGTCTTTCTATCACATCTATTGTCCGTAAGTTAAAGCAAGAATCTACCTATCACATTTGGCACTCATCTCACAGGTCATTCTTATTCAAGCATTTTTGGAAGGAAAGAACCTTTTGGTCAGATGGTTATTTCGTTTGTTCAATAGGTGAAGCAAGTCCAGATACCATTAAGCAGTACATCCTCACTCAAGGTTAGCGTTTGTCGCTTACATCCCACAAACTAAAGATTTGTGGGTTTTACGCTCCATTCTTATAAAAACAAAGATGGCTTTGTTTTTAATTAATAACAATATTTTCCTGAAGAATGATATTAAAATCCAATGCTTCTAGTTCTGGAACAGAATTAGATTTATCTGCTGGTAATTTCGGATATGGGTGTACGTGATTGACAATTGTTTGTCTAATTCTCTCTAAAACTCGTACAAGTATATCGCCCCTAACCATAGGATGTCCATCACTGAATACTCTATCTCTATCAGTTTGTTCGAATTGTGTTGACTTGAACTTAGGATCACCATCGTGAGATAGTATTGCTATTTTATCTGCAAGCATAATGGTACTACTTCTGGTATTGGTTGACCCTATTTGTTCAAAAACCATATTAATTGATGATGGATTTTCTCTGTTTAATTTTAAAACATTATCCACCTCATGTTTACCTGCTCTAATTTGAACTTCAGAGTCTTTCAATATAATATCGGTATTATTTCTACCAATTAAGGCAACTTGATCAATGGTCGGGAACACCCCTTGCGCTTCTGGAAATTCAGAAGGTGCTTTTTCAGGTCTACCTCTACCTACGTTTGTTGTGTTAAGTGCAGTTTCAATACCTTCAAAAGCAATTTTTTGTAATTGGGAGACGATGCTACCCATCCAGAATCTACTTCTTTGAGGGTACTCTGGATTTTCAATGAAAATACGAACAGTTTCACCAACTTGCGGATAAACATGAAAATATTTTGGTAGTAATGGATATGCTAATGGTATATTTTGGTTGGGTGTTTGTGTGTCTAGCTCAGGAACTCTGGCACGTATAACACCACCTTCAGTAGGATCATCAATAGAAACAACTTCACCCCAGTAAATATTTTTTACCGATGCGTTGTTGTTAATTGTGTCTCTCCTGTAAGGTCTAGACTCTTGAACGTACTTCTTTTCAAACATATTGTCTATTGCTTAATTCTTCCATTAGACGTACATACTTATTCTCAATTTCTTCAAGTTCTTTTAATTCAGAATTGATAGTTTCTTCTGCTTCCATAGCTTTATGGAAGAGTTCTCTGTTTGTTGCTAAATGTGTTTTGATCAATGTTTTTTTTGCATCATGATCAGCTTTAGCATCATTAATTAATTTCAGTAATTGAGTGTTAGTATATTCTTTTAAATGATCCATTATTGAATAACTCCAAATCCTTTTATTGGGGTAATTGTTGATCCAAAAACATTCACTGGCCCTGATGGACTAGAACCCGCAGCAGTAAGTGTTATGCCGGGTGGTACAGCCACCGATATAACAGCTTCTTGTTGCAATGCTTTAATAATTTCTTCTATTCGAATTCTTTCCATAAGTTCATCAGGGCTGACACCACCAGAGGGAAGAGCACCAACTGGTAAACCAGCCTCACTCTTACGCTCAATAATCCTAGACGCTATTTTAGCGGGTGATAGCCCCGATCTCTGGGGAACTCCAACAAGTATTAGAGGTAAAGGCACAGAAGTAGCCACACCTGACGTTTGAACCGCCAGAACATTTTCTACACCACTTATAACCGATTCAATACTATTAAAGTCAATTGCCATTATTTAATTCCCAGTTCTTTTGCTCTTTCAATGCTCACCCATCTCCAACCAAGAATAAGTCTTGTTAAAAGAGATTGAATTTTATTTGGTTTGCTGGTTACAGCAATACTTATAACATGTTCAGGTTGTTTTATATCACCAATGACATACATACCCTGAATCTTACCTTGTGATTTATTATCTACTATCATAATTTAATTATTAACTAGCTGCTGGTCTTCTAATTAAACTTCTCAACAGCCCTATAAATTGATTTATTTTTTCTCTAATAATAATTACAGTGATTGCAATTACTATCTTAAGTAATTCTCTTTTTACTATCTCAAAAATAAATTCATGTAATTGACCAACTAATTCTTGGATTAGACAGTCAATTAAGTTTCTATTTTCTCTAATGAATTGAACAGTGTCTCCAATTTGAGCAACACCTGTTCTAAAGACACCAATCATTCCGAAAAGAATTTTTACTTGTGGGCTTGTACTAATTGCACCCACAAGTGCAAGAACTAAAGCTGCGATTAGTGTACTAAAAAATCCTTCTGTTATCGCTTGTTTATTCTCATCTCTTTGATCTTCAGCAGTCGGATCGAAACTATCGTTTAGAGTTTTATCGAATGCATTACCAATGGTGGTTGGGTCGGTTGATCCTGTTACAGTAGCAATTAATTCAGTTACCCCACTAAAAGGTAATGATGTATCAAGAATTTGACACCCAATATCAAGACTATTTACACCATTCAATGCATCTTCAGCAGTTTGTTCAATATCTCTTAATTCATCATCATCAATTTCTAAATCTTCCTCCTGATCAATTGCTTTTTGAAGTGTGCGTTTTATTTTCTCTTCTTCAACTAACTGAGATTTAGTTTTATTTTTTTCCCCTGTTGATGTGCCGAATAAAGTATCCATTACTTTAGCGATAATAACCGCCTCAGCAATTAGTGTTAAATTATCGATAAACGCATCAGTGAATGCACCTACTTTAGATTGACTACCATTACCACGAATTATTATTTCATCAGTGGTTGGGTCATATTCTACAGTAACATCGCCAGTAGGTATTTCAGTATTTGGACTTTCAATCGCCTGTCTAACTGCTCGATCAAAACTATCACCACCACCATAGGAAACCTCACCAAGTTCTGAATTGGGGTCAACCCTTAAATCACCTTCTGCATCGATATCTGATACTGGTACTCTTACTCCATTAGTTTCAAAATCTGGTGGTAGGTCTTGATCAGAATCAAAATCTTTTGTTTGGTTTTTTAGTGTTCTTTTTAGAGAATCTTCAGAAGTTCTTACAAATTTTGATATAATTTCTCCGATCAGAAGTTTTAATACCTCAATTCCAACAACAGTAATAAGGATATCCAGCAAAAGTCTTAGAATATCTCGGCCATTATTAATTGATGCTAGTATCGCTGAAGGGTCAGGGATATTAGCTCCTTCAGCAATAGCTCTTAATGCAGCAATTTCAGTGAAAATATTCCTTTTATCATCTACCAGACCCATCTACTTATTTTTTATTACTTTCATTCATTGCTTTTTGTGCAATATCAAGCAATGCGTTTCTCTGTTCTTCATTGATATCAACATCAGGTTGACTTGACCCTTCTTTCTTTTCAGCAAATACTACCTCTTTTAAGTATTTAAGTAGCATTATTTTCTGATCTTGGTTTTTCGCCTCAGCATTGATCAACTTAACAATCGAATCCCCTAGTGCAGCAATCTCACCACCTTCCTGAGCTTGTGACTCCCACTTATTGAAAAGTCGTGTTATTTTAGCTCGAATATTGTGGCTATCTTCGTAAATTTCCTGAAGAAGTTTATTCACACTTTCTTCATCAAACTTAAACTTATGTCGTTTTTTTCTAGGCATAATATTTTTTTATATAAATACAACACCACTGATTTCTATATCTCGTCTTCAAAGAACTCCTTCTTTTGTAGATAGTATATTTCTTTAAATGGCTTCATTGACATTCGTATTTCCTTGGTATTCAACCTAGTTTGTTCCTTAAGAAGCTGAAGAATTTTATTCTTTTGATACTTATTGGTGATTTTTTTGTTGACCTTTCCATCGGGAGTTTCCTCCAAGAAGAGCACATGCCAATTACTTAAAACATTGATGATGGCCTCACCCACGATTACTTCATTCTTTTTTAATGACCCATCTTCATCAATACGATCTCTAATACGCATCACCACAATATCAATTAATTCCTCAAGATCAGTTTTTTCGTCACTATCAATTTCATATAGATATTCGCTTTGCTCTAAAATATCAGATGAGTGATCTTCCCAAGAAAGAATGGTTTTCTTTTCAGTGTAACTTTTCCTACTATGATCTTTATAGAAATTACGAACAATGGTTTGGCAGTAACTAAATGCCTTTGGTCTTTGTCCAGATTTTGTAATTTTATCTGGATTAAATTTTACCATTTGCTCAACTAAATGCGAAAGTGCATTAGCTTCTACTTCATGGATGTCATAATTACCGATATGTGTTTGATACTTTCTTAAAATGGATTCAACCATTTTTGTGAAAGGTTCTCTTAATATCTCATTATATATACGATGCCTTTCATCTGCGCTAGTAGCATTATTATAATCTACAACGGCCTTTTCTTCTCTTTCAGCAAAGTATAGCTTTTTGTTCGATCTTCTTCTTGCCATTCATAATTTCGTTCTTTTAAGATTATTTTACCGACAATAATGAAGTATCGATTTCTCTATCTGATGGGAAATTACTTTCTCTTTTGGCTACATCGAACCAAAACTTTCTTTCCTCCATATTCATAGTGTTAGCATATGTATGGAAAAGACCACCATCTCTCATATTAAGATGTTTGTACGAGATTTTTGGAATGGTATAAATTTTCATTCCATTACTCAACATTCTTAATAGAAATTCGTATTGGAATGTTAGCTTGATATTCTTTTTAAGCCCACCTAAACCAACATATTCAGATGTTTTAAAAATTGCACCACTAATTTTAAAATCGGTATATGCGTTTAAAGCATCGGTGTTTAGATATCCCATAACACCATTCTCACCCACAAAAGATTTTGACCATACAGTTTCGTTGGTCATTTTTTCAACTTGACTATTTTGATTAACCTCAACCATAATTGGTAGGAATAAATCAACGTCAGTGAAATAAGTGATATGTTTATCTGCATTTTTATAGAACGTAAGTGAAATCTCATCATCAAATTCTAGAATAGTAAAGTATTGTGTATCACACTTTTCTGCACCCTTATTTACTTGACTCTGAAAATCAGTCGCCCCTTCATTAATGCAATAGATTAGTTCTATGGTATCCTCTTTTAGAGCATCCACAAATTCCTTTACATCGGTTTCAATGGATGGTGGTAACACCACCATCACTTTCCTTACTTCATCATAATATTTCTGTTCGATTACACTTTTAATCGCATTTGATAGATATTCTTTTACACTATCATTGATTTCATGAACTGGTATAATTACTGTTAAACTCATTTTTCATATTTCTTTTATATAAGATTATTCAGCCTCAACAGTTTCTTCTTTAGGCTGTGCAGCTTCATAATCTTCTACTGCTTTCACAAATAAATTTTTTCGCTGATCAAGGAGATTCCCATAAATGCCTTCAATCTGCTCTTTAGATTTTTCCTGAGAATAGTTTGATGCGATTGATTGCATTTTCTCATACACCTCATCACCAATCGTATCCTCTAGAAATGAGGTGAGAGTATCACCAATTAGTAGTGGTAGTGCATACATGTCGTTAGTCCACACACCAGAGTTTTCAACGTATTGCTCGTTACCCTCCTTATCGGTTTCAAGTAAATATTCTGGTGCTAGGTCTGGTACAATACCCACTGGAATCGAACCTGATGCCATTGCCTCTAGAGGGAATGTTCCAAAAGATGCAATTCTATCCACCCAAACTGAAGCAAAATTCTTTCTTAGTCTTTCCGCAAATTCCTTTCTTCTAAGTGCTCTTGGTGGTTTGGATTCAGTGATCATAGAATCAAAACTCACCCAACCATACTGAGGGTATCTTGCATAGAATAGTTTAATAATCTTAGATATCTCATTTGGGTTTCTACCAATGACACTAATAACAGGACGTTTCGGACTTCCATCATCATAGAAGTATTTAGGAATACCAACGTTATAGACATGGATATCGAATTTTTTACCGTAAAACTCATCCACAAAATCTTTCATATTTTGTGATGTGGTAATAACGTGTTTAATTCCAAATGACGACCAATCAGTGGCAGGTACCAACCCATTAACCATGTAGTCGATTGATTGAAGGAATGCTACTCTAATACATGGAGTGTTTTTTGTTTGCTCCATTACATTAGAGAAAATTTCAGGAATTACCATAACATCCTCTGGTGCGACTGAAAGTCTAGCACTCTCCATTGGTTCATGGGTCATTTGGGTAAGCTCCTCTTCAATCCAATCAGGTATTTCATAATCAACACTATCGGTCAACATTCGTACTTCAAAACCCATCTGATTTACCACATATGCATGATAATAAATCTCGTACACTGATGCTGATGGATTTGGTGCAGACGGTACGAAAAACAAGAATTTCGATTTCTTATTTGAAATCCTCAATAATGATTCTCTTACTTTATCAATTTGCTCTTTTTCAGCAACTTGTAATTGTTGTTCTCTATTTTCTTCAGCCATTTTCTTCAGTTTTTTCATATCCGATCAATTGATCGAATTCATCGTTATTTATTTCATTACCATCATCATCCATCTTAGGGATTAATTCTTTGATTTGAATTTTTTCGTAATCACCCTTAACATGTGTGTTGTATGGTCGTTCGATTTTTATTACAGTTTTATCTACTGGTTTATTTGAAATAAGATTAGGGCTAGTGGTGATTACAATATCACTGTGTTCCCATATTTCAGTTTCCTCATCTACAAAAAAGTACTTTTGAATTCTTGGTTTGAACTTTGAGAGAAAGAACAATGTAGATGGGATTGAAAAATAATTTTCTTTTGAAAAGAGAATGATCTCAAATTGGTCATTATACTTTAGAAAGAATTTTTGAAGATCAAGATCATTATTTTTATACATCATTTGGGCACAACCAAATATTTCATAACAAAAGTCTTGATACATGAAACGATTATAAACTTCTCTAGCAGTAAGCTTTTCTTTTTCAGGTAAAAAAGCGATACCGTCTACAGCAGCCTTACCAGTTTCTTTATCGATTTGATAGTCGAGAGGATTTATATTATCAGGTAATTCCTCATTAAGATAATTTATAGTTTCTTCGGTATCTTTCCATTCATAATTTTCCCAGAAATCATACACATATTCCTTCCCTTCTTCAGGAGTACCTTCCTCACCAAACTCTTCTACATAATAACGGTCAAATTGCATCCATAATGCACGAATGACTTCGTTTATGTCGATTGCTATTGTTTTTTTACTCATCCTTTTCATTTATTTTGGGTACTATGATCAATTTGTCACCGACCGTAGTAAGTAAAATGTTATTTATTGAGTTGATACCTTTTTTTAAGTAGATTGGGTCTATGTTCACTTCAAGATTTTCATCTTCTTCATCCAAGAAATCAATGAATTGCCTAAGTGTCATTGCTTTTGATATTTCAATATCATCATACTCATTTAGTGTTTCTATGTAATCACTAACCCCTTCAAGGTATACAACATGTAGATCAACACTATATCCTAGAATCTCCTCAATTCTATCAACATAGGCTTCAATTTCATCTTTTAATGAAGGATTAGCTTCTAGCTTTTCCTCAATTTCTTTTTGAATTCTTTCGTATTCTTCGCTACTACTGCTCATTTATGGTATTCTTTTCAATAAGTTCTTTATTAATTGGATCGAGGTGTTCATGAAGTTCACTCATCAGTATATCATGTTTCTTTAAAAGATCATCTCTGGTGATATACTGCGGATTAATACATTCAATTCGAGAACTAACATCTCTGGTTGGTAAGTAGATAACCTCACCCATTTGAGTGGTAATCACATTTTTTGTGGCCTCATATGCTTTCATGATAACCTTCTCAATTTCCTCTTCATTGGTGGCATTGCCGATTCCGATATAAATCACGTAAACGTGCCTATGCTGCTTTTGGTCTTCCATTGCTTATTTGCATTTTAGATTTTTCGTATTCCTCATATTTACTTTCTATTACATCAATAATTGGATTACGGACATTTTTATCTTCATCACTCATTCGGATGGTTCCAATACCTTCAACCCCATCAAATATTTGTAGGAGAGTGTCTAGTGATGATTCTTTTTTATTTTTCAAGTCAATTTGATTAGAATCACCTAAAAGAATCATTTTACTATTTTCACCAATTCTTGTTAAAAGTGTTCTAGAATTATCAAGACTAATGTTTTGCATTTCATCTGCTATAATGATGCAGTTATCTAAACTAGCACCACGTGCAAATGCAAGCGGTAGTGGTTCAATAACTTTAGCCTCAAGAAGCTGATCCACTACATGAGATTCATGCATTTTTTCCATGTTGATGGTAAAACTCCACATGAAAGGCTTAATTTTTTCTTCAAGATTACCCTTTAAGTAACCCACCTCTTCACCCTTCAGAGTGGTTACCGATTTGATGAGATAAATTTTCTGATAATAATTTGAAGTCTTTCTCAACAAATCAAGGGCATAGGCTAGTGCAAGGTATGTTTTACCTGAACCAGCCTTACCCGTGCATATCGTAATTTCATTGTCTTTAAATGATCTGATCAGTTCTTTCTGACTCTCATTCTTCCCAACTACTTTTACGTCCCTTGTAATTATTGACTTTATAATTTCTTTCTTCTCATCTTTCACCCCTTTCTTAGTGAATCCTAGAGAAGTGTTTGTTTTGTTTTTTTTCGGCATCTATCGTGTCGTCTAATAGATTATACGATTTCTAGATAAAAATCTTGATTTTTTTATTTAAAATTTTTTTGATTCGCCGTATTTATCAATACAAAACATAAATTATTATAATTTTTTATATAAAAAAATGGACAATCCAGAAGAAGTAAGAAAGCATTTTGAAAACTTTTATAAGGCTAAAGGTCAAAACCCAAATAACCCTGAATCTTATACACCATCATACACACCCAATCCAAACGCAACTGTTGACGGTGGTGTTGATTTAGATGAGGCCGAAAAAAGAACCATTCAAGCCCTCCAATCTGAATCTGTGGGTCAGCAAATGCCAAAAGAAACGTATCAACCACCACAAAACTATGGTGCACCGATACAATCCCATTCCGCTCCACAACCACCAAAATCGAATATGGAATCCTTATATCAACAGGCCACAACAGAAACCGATCCTGATCTTTCAATTGTTTATGAGATCGTAAAACTTCCATCAAAAGGGATGTTTTATAGGGATGGTTTAAGTGAAGTGAAAGTGGAATATCTTACTTCAAAAGATGAAGATATTTTAACAACACCATCATTGATCGAATCAGGTACAGTGTTGGATGTGATCCTTAAGAGAAAGATAAAAACTCCTAATGTAAATCCTGCCGATCTTCTTGAAGGAGATAAGAATGCAATCATTCTATTTCTAAGAGCATCATCTTACGGTGCTGATTATGAGGTAAATGTTGCTGATCCTAGAACTGGTGCTAAAATCAAGAATACTTGCGATTTAACTAAACTCAATTACAAAGAGGTTGAAGAGCTTCCAGATGAAATGGGTGAGTTTACCGTAGATGTTCCGATGCGTAAAAAACGCATTAAATTCCGTCTACTTACTGCTGGTGAGCAAGATACTATACAAGCAAGAGCCAAAGCAACACAAGAAGCATATGGAATGGAATATAATGAATATTCCACACTCAAGCTTAAGGCTCATATTACTGAGATAGAAGGAAATAGAGATCGTGATTACATTTCACGTTTTGTGGATGCAATGCCTGTACGTGATGCGATTACCATCAAAAGCAAAATTATTGCAGTATCACCTGATGTGGACATGACTTACAGATTCAAAGCTAAAGATGGGTATGAATTTGATGCAAGATTAGTTGTTGGTGTCGATTTTTTTTTCCCAAGTCTCTGAGCGGTGAAGTAAAGAAAATGGTCATGCAGGAGACTTACCTTTTGACGAAACATGGCCATTTTAATGCTGAATATATTGAAGACATCCCTGTCTACAAACGTAGATATTACCTAAATCTTCTTAAAGAAGAAGCAGATGCTCATAAAGCGGAACAAGAGAAAATGAGCAGAAAGTCACAATCAGCAGGTCGTATCCCAACTCGAAAAAGACGATAATCATTCCCCAAGTATTTATACCTAAACTAGTTTACCATGGCTGACGAAAGAAATTTCGGAAGTGCTGATGATGCACAGAAAATACTTCAAACATACGAAAATCTTGTAAGAGAAAAAGAACGATCTGCTGCTCTTGACCTAGAGATGGAGCAAAGTATTAGTGGTCAACTACGTACAAACCAAAAGCAACTTAAAATTGAAGCTGAAAAAAGATTGATTAGTGAAAAAATGTCACTAATGAAAGAAGCTATGCATGAGCTTGACAAAAAATCAGATCAACTCAGTAAAAAAGCTTTAAGTGATCTTAAGAAAGAATATAGTGAGCTTGGTAGAATCAACAAACGTCAAGAAAAGGCTGTTCAATTAGAAAAAAAACGTGTGAGTATGCTCGAAGCAGCATCCAATCTTTATGGTAAAATTGCAAACTCTGGAATTTTTAAATTTTTAATGGATTCTGATGAGGCGATCAAAAGTACTGCATTGGAACTTGGATTTGCTGGAGAAAAATCGAACACTTTTCGACAAAATATTTATGAGGCATCTACTGCTGCTGCTCGTCTAGGTGCGTCTGTACAAGATTTAAGTGTAGTTACTAGTGTTTTTGCAAATGAGACTGGTCGTGCTCGTGCTATGACAGCAGATGCGCTTATAAATATTACTGAAATTGCAAAAGGTACTGGTCTTGGTGTTGACGGGGCAGCACGTCTAGCTGGTGAATTCGAGAAAATGGGAATTGATGCTGCAAGAACAAATGAATATGTTGCTGGTGTGGTAGAGACAAGTGAACGAATGGGTGTCAACGCAACTAAGGTTTTACGTAGTGTTTCAAGTAATTTCAAAAAACTTCAGACATTTACTTTTCAGCAAGGTGTTAAAGGTTTTGCTGAGATGGCAACACACGCTGAAAAGTTTCGTATTGACATGGGTGCGATGATTGATTCAGCCGAACATGCACGTACACTAGATAAGGCCGTAGAGCTTGCGGCAAACCTTCAAGTGATGGGTGGAAATTTTGCGAAATCAGACCCATTTGAACTTCTTTTCTTATCTAGAAATGACCCTGCTAAATTTTCTAAAAAAGTTCAAGAAATGACTAAAGGTATTGTCACATTTAGAAAAAATGCTGATGGTACATTTGAAAAATTTATGTCACCAGCAGACCGTGATAGACTTGAGGGGGCTGCTAAAGCACTTAATATGACTACAGAGCAAATGTTTCAAATGGCTGAAGCAACTGCTGAAAATCAACGTATTCAACAACAGATGCTTGGCTCTGGATTTAGTGAAAAACAACGTGAAGCTATAGAAGGTATGGCTGAGTTTAACTCTGAAACTGGTCGATTTATGGTTACCGTAAACGGTGTTCAAAAAGATATTGGTAAAGTTACACTTACCGAAGCTCGTGCACTTGAAACTCAAGCTAAATCACTAGAAGATCGTGCAAAAGATGCACAAACATTCGATAAGGTCTTTCAAAATACCATGAATGAATTTAAGGCGACACTACTACCTCTTTTAGATGGAATTAATGCTGTTCTACAATTTATTCGTCCAGTTATTGAAACAGTACTAGATGCTGCTAAATCATTAACAAAAATGATCCCATCTTTCGGAGAGACTGGCGGTAATTTAGTTGCAGGTGCAGTTGCACTTGGTGGTGCTGCTCTACTTGTTACCAAGGGTATATCTATGGCTAAAAGCATTCTACCTAAAATTGGTGGTATGGGAGGTGGTAAAGGTGGTGCTGCTGGTGGTTTAAAAGCTGGTGCTGGTGGTGGGCTTAAAGCACTAGGTGCTGGAGCAGGAGCAGGTCTCGCTGCTGCTGGTGTTGGTGCTGGTATAAACCTAGCTGCTGAGGGATTTGCTAAGATGGCTGATTCAATTGCTAAATTGAATACAGAACAACTTGAAGCATTTGAAAACGTAGCATTAGCT